AATGTGCAAGTGGTATGTCCCGGGTCTGCTTTCCTTTTGCGACAGCGTGTGCATATGCCATTTTTCTTGTCTTTTTCGTATCGTGCTTTTCGCCATACTTTTTGTCGCTCATTGTATTTTTCAACATCAGTAGCACGTTTCTTTGACATGGCTTCGGCTGATTTTGCTCTACACTCAACACAGCTTTTTTCGTCACCATATAGCAAGTTCTTGCCACATCTAGGGCAAACACCAACTGCCTGTAATTTCTTGTAAAGCTCTCGACCATATGCTGTGCGTTTGCTGTTACATGCCGTACACACCACGCCTTCTCTATCAAGCGGTTTTCCACAAAGCACGCAAAGGTTACTGGCTTTTCGTTCTTCATATCTCTGTCTAGAATACTTGTCTTTTATCATTTTTTACTAGGAGTAAAACATGTTTTAATTGGTCGACCAAAACCTCTTACCTCCTATCTTTTTATCTGCTCAATGCGTTCCTTAATTTCTTTCGGCATTGGAACACCTTTAATTGGCTTATTTTGGCTTTTATTATCTTCAAGCGATAATTTTATCGTCTGTTGATTTTTAGAGCCGATTTGAGCCGAATACGAGCTTCTATTGACATTTTCAATCAATGCCTGTATATCCTTTGGCATTTTTTGATATTCCTTTGCTCGATTAACAACTACCCTATAAGTTCTCATAAAGTTTGACTGCACTACGTTTTCAATGCTCTTACTGTCTGTCAGCGCCCAGTTCCTAAGATTATCAGGACTTCCGACAGCCTTTTGTACGAGTGGTGGTAGCTTGTTAAATTCTTCAACTGCACCATAATAGCCATTTCGTAGTGCCCTGCTAACAAGGAACCATGCTTCCATTTCGTTAAGCTCCTGTGGGGATTGAACCTCATGCAGTTTGTTAATTAGCTGTCCGATGCTCGGTGCAAATCCGCTTGTATCGGAATGCACGTAAGCTTTCAATGCCATAGAAATTTGTTGGTAGCTGTATTCTTCCAACATCATATTCCACACATCTACTGTCTCTGATAAATTGCTCGGCTTGTAATTGGGGTAGCAATCACACATTATGCGAATGATTTTAACGGTCTCGTCTCTTGTCATTTCTCTACCTCACACATTATCCCAATCAATGGTGCCTTTGTTAGCTGAATGTGGCTCATTGTCCTTTAGTGCAAACAGTCCTTGCCAGCAATGGTCTACTGACTGATTAAGAATTTTAACAGCTAAATCATTATCGCCCTTTGAAAGTCTCTCTATAGTGTTCATAGCTCGGTGTAATGCCATGTCGGTACATATTGGCTTTTTTATTTTTTTTCGCATTGTCAGGTATTCCTGAAAAGCACTCTCTAGCATTGCATCATCAGGGTAGTAGACAGTTTTCTTTTTAGATATTGATTTATCAATATCTTTTTCTTTTATATCCTTATCTTTACTATCCTTAACTATACTATTCTTATCTATACTTACCTTACCTATACTATCCTGTGGCAGACAAGTGGCAACCACTTGGCAACCATCTGGCAACCCATTGGCAACCACACGGCAACCATCATCGGAAAATGTGTATGCACCATTGGATTTTATCTTTAATTTTGCCAATTCTTCCTTAAAATTTGTTGGTGTATACCGGTCTTTTCTCAAAGCGTTTGCCATGCGCCAATGCTTAATTACAATCACACCATTATCAAACTGATAAATGTATCTTTTTTCCAATAGTTGTTGTAAATCAGCCACACTTGCGTGAGCTTTAAACATGGAAACTGATACCTGATTGCAAAATCCGTCATCGTCAGCAGACATAGATAAATGCAAATATAAGGCTTGCGCACTTGATGATAAAGCCATGAAATTATCATCATCAGTGACTTTTTTTGTGAACATTCTACGTTCTGCCATTTAATTAATCTCCTATTTTCTTCAAGTTTCGGTTGATGTATTTTAATCTTTTCCCTCGTTGTTTATATTGTTATACCTTTTTCTCAACGTGTTCTGCACCTTGTTCATTCCATTAATGCCACCGACAATAAAAGCTATCTCTGCTCTATTTTCCGTTGCCTTTGTTTCTGCTTCCATATCGTGTAGTCCGTACTCTACCTGAATAATTTCATTTGCAGTAATTCTTTTCAGAATTTCTTCACATTTCTTTTTGCTTAAAATCTTCATTCTGAATCGCCCACTTTCTTATCTCCAATTAGTTCCGATAGTTCCATCGGGATGGATAATAATATTTGAGTATCCATTTTTATAATCATTGTTTCTCTGCTGACACATATCTCCTAATGTCAATCTTGCATGTTTTCCCATATAGTCAAATGTTGCATATACAAAGAAATCACCAATCCTAAAGGTATGAATATCAATATCATCATCATTCTGTAAATCATTCCATATTTTTACAGGATAATCTTTCTTTTCAAGCCCACTTAAAAATCTGAACGAAAAATTATTGGCCTCCATCTGCATGAAATCTTTAATATACTCAATCGTTGGATTTTCAACTACTGTTTGGACTGTGCAATTAGGGAAATTACTGGGGCTTTTATGCACATAATCGTTATATGATAAGTTGATATGTGCTAATCCGTTAAGTTCCTTTGAATATCCAGTAGTATTGATTGAACAAAACACATTATTACTATGCTGTCTGTATGTATCAACGATTTCTGAAACATGGTTAGGATATAACCCCGGCTCTCCGCCTGTAATTGTAAGCCTTGCGTTGGGATGCTCCGACAATATGTTTTTTAACGACTCAATCTGCGCCTTAAAATTATTATCGCCTTGCATAGGGTTCTTCCTCTCTAAGCAGAACGGACAGTTATAGGGGCATTCCTGTGTTAATATCAACTGTACATTTATTCGATAATATAAAGGTCTACCAAGAGATGTTTCATCCGTTCTATTCGCAAGTCTGTACTGTAAATCGTTTTGCATTTCAGCTCTTATATCATCATAAGTGTTAAAATGCGGAATTTTGTGTAACTTACTGCTCATTGTTCTCACCCGCTTTCAATAAATCCATAAATTTCTCATACTGCTTCTGCGATACCTTATTATGTTCTTTTTCCGGCTTTAAGCAGATTATAAGATGTTTTTCTGCGATAGAGGATAATTCCCTCGCTAACACCTTTTTGCCTTGCTGTACGCCCTGCATATAGCCTTTAGGCGCTTTCCTCTCGCCTATTGAACCACTAGCACGATTTTCTCCTTGACCGCCTAAGCTGACATTTCTAAGCTGATAACCTTTATCGGCATATAACTTGATGTAATACTTCTCTTTTTCGTCAAGCTGACTTTCGGGGAAATTCAGAAATTCAACTCGCCAACCATAAGGGTTTTTCTCTTTGTCGTACAGCTTGTGGCGTTTCAAACTAAGGTCTATATGCTGTGCATAACCTACAAGGTGGCTTGCCAATCTGCTAAGTGTATGTACCGCCTGTCCGACATACGCATACTTAAATCCGTTTTCGTCTTCTCGGAGTAAGAAGTAAATCCCACTCCTGTCGTTTAGCTTTGGATTCAGCTTCAATAGTCGCCTTTTATTTTCCTGTTCTATCGCCTTGGTTCTTGCTATGTTCTGATAATTCAATGTTTCCACCCACCTTTACTATCTCGATTGCCTTATCAATCCACTTAACATCAGCGTTCATATTCTCATATAGCATATAAGCCTTAGTTTCTTTCAACTGTTCCACAACAGCATCTACATCATAGGCGGTCGGATATTTATCCAGTAATAGCAATACTGTATTTGTACTGAGCAAAGTTACATTACTTAAAGTAACCGATTCTAAATCTTTCTTTAGTGCATCTGCATCAATTAGTCCCATGCTTCCACCTCTTTAGTTAAATGGTAATTCCTCGTCAATATCATCAGGGATTGACATAAAGGAATCTGAATCAGCACTTGGACTGTTTCTACCTATAATTCCATTACTATTGTTCTGTTGATTGGCACGGCTTTCGCAAAATTCGTGTCTTTCAACTACGCAATCATTAGTGTAGATTTTTCGTCCATCCTTGTTAGTGTAGTTGCCGGTCTGCCATCTGCCCTCAATGATAATCTTAGTTCCTTGGTGCAAATACTTCTCTGCAAATTCTCCGTTCTTGCCAAATGCGATACAGCTAATAAAGTCTGCTGCCTGTTCGCCCTCTTTCTTAAAAGTTCTGTCAACAGCTAATGTATACCTTGCTACCGCCATACTTCCGTTTGCTGTCTGTGAATATCTAACATCAGCATCCCTAACAACTCTCCCCGAAATTATCACTTTATTCATATTTTTTCCTCTTGCTTTCTGAAATTCGTTTTCTAGTTTCTTCACTTCTTTTTTGCCCTGTATGATGATATATTGTGTGTGCTGAATTTGTCATCATACATAAATTTTCAATTCTGTTATCATTTTTTATCCCGTTCAAATGATGTATGCAACAATTTCGTGGCACTTCTATTCCTGTGGCTTTTTCATAAACTAAGATATGTTCCATAACGTACCCGCCTTTATCTGCTCTTTTATGTTCCGGCATTAATATTTGTATATATCCTTTGCTTGTTCTCCTAACACCGCCATTCCAATTACTAGCATTTTTACCACTTTTAGCCTTTGACCTGTTCAAAAACTTAATTTCTTCATCTCTCTTTAAGTTAAGCGAATAAGCTTTTTTATAGATTGCCAAAAATGTTTTATTAGGAAATAAGGCAATTAATTCATCATTTGTTGAGCAAGAATATTTATCTTTTAATAAAAGGACTTCCTCCTCACTCCATTTGAAATTCATAGTCATTATCTCCTTTCTAAAAGGGGCACTCATTAGGATTAGCAAGTAACCATTCCTTATTGCGCTCCGCAACATCCACATTCGCCCCACAAGCGACTTTTTTCATTTTCTCGATAAAACTATCTCTATCAGAATTTTCCGCCGATAGATGGCACATTATGACGTTCTGCAAGCTATCTGAATAATTTGCCTTGACAAAATCACAAGCCGTGTCAATACTTAAATGGCCTCTGAAAACGTGATTAGCTTTGCCTGTGTTATCTCTGTCGATTAAATTCTTGTCATAATTCACACCTAAGAGAATGTGGTTTATGTCTTTAAATCTCCACTTGATTAATTCACAATCGGTTATGTAAAGCATTCTTCCCATTTCCGGGTGAGTAATCAGAAAGCCATATATTGAGCAAGGTTCGCCATTTGCGTTTGTGTGTGTCCAGCTTCCGTCTATTGTTGTTAAATCAAAAGGTTTTACTGTAAATTCGCCCATATTCATTGGTTTACAACTATCGCCTAAATATGGGGCGAATATCGGTATTCCCATAGCTTCAAAATCTTTTACTGACTTGCTATGGTCTAGGGTAGGTGGGTGTGACTTATAATCACACCCTTTATCCCCCTTATATTCCAATCTAAGCCTTTTTTAATCTCCTTAATCGGTATTCCGCAATCAAGGATAAGTGTTTCTCCGCTGTTGGAAGTTAGCAAATAGCAATTTCCGGCTGATGATGAGCCTAAACATTTAAGTTTCATTTGCTTATCCTCATAAGTGCTGGATTAACAACACCTTTTCCGTCATAGTCATACTCTTTATTGTGCCATTTTCTCAAATACTCTCCGTATTCCCAACATTGTGAAAGAATACTAACTGCACATCCGTACATAAATCCTGTTATGCCCTCTGTGTCTGCTTCACGGCTCAATCTGTCGGCATTATCAACAAAGCACTTCATAACATCATTGTTCTTGTCAATTTCTGCTTCTAACAGTTCAGCCCACCTTTCAGCATAAGTGAAGCAAGCTCTGCTGTATCCGTCACTATTCTTGTCGTACCAATCCTTGTATTCTTTCTCTTTGCCTTTAATAATCTTCATCAAATCACTCCTTTAATACTTAATATTCATATTTCCGTGTTCATTAACCCAATCAATAGCTTCTGCGTATGTCACGCCATTGTTTTTCAAGATATAAAGCAAATTATGGAATTTAGGATGTGTTTCTTTCAGCCTTAAAAATCTGCTTTCTTTCTCTAAGTGACATCCGAATCCGCACAGCACGCAGCCGGTTCTTTGACATCCTGTTGTTTTTAACAATGGTCTTTCTTTGTCAAAAATCCCAAAATCCGCAAATGACATCTGATTTTCGCATTGTCCCATAGCTTCATAATCTGTGACTACTTCACCATAAACGGAACATATCGCTCCACATTCTTTAAAAGGATAAAGTGCTGTTGCCCCTGTTGTGCGGTAAACAACTTTGTTTCCATATCTCATCACTTTTCTGTAATATGCGTCAGACGACATACTTCTTGCATTTTCTTTGATGTAAAGCAACACATCCTGTTCCGTCCAAAAGCTCATAGGGTTGCTATGCGGTCTTGTTACATTAAAAGCATTACAGCCGTCCTGTAGCCATTTCTGTGTACGCATAACGCTTTCACTTGCCATAGTCGCTATAATCGGCTTTCTGCCTGTTTTCTTTTCGTAATCGTGCGCAGGCTTTTTCTTCATAATGTCACAACATAAGTCACTTATTTCAAATGGTGCATCAAGAAAGAACTTATATTTTTCTTGATTAAACTGACTATAATTGCCTTTACTATCTGTAAGTTCTCCATTCAGTCTGCGTAACCTATATTCTGAACCGCTAGGGATAACACCCATCTGCAAACTCTTGTACTGTTCGTTCTGCTTGTTTATTCTCCTGTCTATTCCTAACAGGTCTGCCATATAGCAAGCATACGGAATTGTCTGTCTGTCTGTCTGTCTGTCTGTCTGTCTGTCTGTCTGTTAAGATTGTGTTTTTAGATTTTTGACTGTCAAGGTATTTAACATACTTTCTCGCACCACTTACGCAATTTGACACTTCCTTACTAATCATCGGAAATCCATACTTTTCGCAAACCTGTGCAAATGAAATCTTTGGCTTCAAAATCACAAGGTTATCAAAAGTCTTGGCAAACTCCTTTAACTCTGGATATTGTGTTGGAACATCTACAAACACAAAAGGAATATTTTTATATCCGCAAACTTCTCTGATTATGTGTGCCAAAACCGTGCTATCCTTGCCACCGCTAAATGACAGATATACTCCATCTTCACCAAATTCATTTACCCAGTTTCTTATTCTCTCTGCTGTCATTCTGACTTTGATATTCAGCGGTAATGCCTGCCATTGATATAATTCCTGCATTGTGTGTTTTGCCATACTCACACCTCGATTTCATCATCCTGTGGGAACTGAAAGACAACATTGTTGATAAAATCTACTTTTGACGGCTGATTTTCTGTTCGCACCATAATGCCACATTTCTGTAATCTTCCAAATTCCTTTGCCACATCTTCCGAAATATCAACATTCTGCATTACGATAGGCATACCGACATATACTTCTCTAAGCATTTCCATAGCCTTATACGCTTTCTCCTTGGAAGAGTACTCACCTAACACGTATTTCTCTCCATTGCATAGTGCTATAACGCTCTCCATTGCGTGACACACAACTATCTGCTCATAGGGCAAATCAACATTGCCATGCTGTGAAATTACTCTCATATCAGCTCTCCTCACTCTGCATGAACGGCGGCAGTTCCTCTGACTGCCTGTCGGCTGTGTCGGTAGGTTCCACATCAATTATGTTGTCCTCGTCAAAATCTACTGTGTTTGCGTTCTGCTCAATATCATAGGCAACATCCTGTTCAAGCATTTCATCGTGGCTGACTTCCTCGTAATCATCTTCTTTACCAAAACCGCTATGAGTATTGTTGATAGCTTTGAGAAGTCTGTTCTTAACAGTTTTCATAGCCATTTGGTCTGCGAATTTCTGATGAACTCCGTTTCCAGTCTCCTTATATCCGTATCCCTGTTTCCAGGCTGTCTTTATCTGTGCCATAGTCATAACTTCTGCAATCTTCTCACCATTTCCCATAATTGCTACTGCATAAGCACCAACAATCTTGTCATTGTCGATATTCTCAAAGCTCTGTTCGTGGCAATCAATAATTGTCTTTGCATCCTCTTTGTGGTACTTGAATACATCCCCTTTATAAATAACTGATGCATTAATGTCTTTAAGCCCGTATCTTCTAGCAAGACAAGTTGCACCATAAACAGACGGCTGACAGCTTAATTTACCCGCATAAGCGACTGGGTAACACTGCTTCTTTCTTATTGATAATCCGTCTGTTACCATTTCGATAAGTGCATTTTCAATACTTGCCCTTGTGCAACTCTGTAATACAGGCTTCTTATTCATATCCTGTGTGTCCTGTAAAATAAGCATTGCCGACATAAGCTCGTTTGTATAGTTGTAATCTTTAGGGAATGTCAAGCCAAATTTCTCTTTCTGCTTAATTTTAACAACCATTCCCTCTGTAAAATCCTTTGCTACAAGCTCTCTGCTTTCAGCTTCTTTCTTTTCTGCAACTGCCGTATTCTCTGCCATAATTAATCCTCCTAAATCTCATTGAAAACCTGAACCGCAAACAGTTCATTGGCTGTCTGCTTGAATAAAACTCCGTCAGATATGACTGTATACATATATCCGTCATACTTAAGCTCCACAGTATGTTTCTTGCCACCCATATAATAATTTCTCTTCTTAATAATCATTTCTATACCTCCTATAATCCAAGTAACTTTTTGAGTTCTTCTTTCATTCTCTCGGTTTCTTCTCTCATTTTCTTGGCTTCGTCGCTTAACTGCTCCCTGCTTTTATCAGCAAGTCTAATTACCATTTTTTACTCTTCCTCTGAAAGTTCCTCTTTGAGCGCATGTAAAACAGTAACCGCCTCTGCCATAATATTGCTTCTTGTACCTCTAAATGTAACTTCTCCGTCTTTTGCTTTAATCATTTCTGTTCCTCACTTTCTTCAAACTCTTTCAACTGTTCTGCTAACTTCTTGCACTCTTCTGCTACATATTCTTCTGTACGGATTATCAACCCATCAATGTGAAATCTATCTTCGCACTCAATCTGCATAGCAAGGCGCTCTCTGTAATTAGGAAATCTCTCATAAGCGAGTTCAAGTTCTTTTGCATCGTCACAGTGTGCGCAGTCAAAACCAAACCACCATAAATCACTTTCTATTGGATAGTTTGAATTTTCTCCGCCATCCGCAAAGGTAATACCGCCGTGACATTGAAAATATGCTTCAATTCGTATTCTTTCGTCTTTATCAAGGCAAGCTCCAAGCAAAGGAAAGATACCGCTTATTTTTCGGTCTCCGACATCTGCTTTCTTAATTTCAAGATAGTCTGAATACTCTTTACCATATAAAGGGTGGTTTTTAGGAATGCCTACATATCCGCACCTATGCCCCATCGCATTGAATGTAACGACACATTTATATCCTGCGTGTTCAAACTCTTGTTCTACAACATATCTATCATTCGTCATATCACACCGCCTCAATCACAAGCTCTTTGTCCTGTGTATGCTTCAACATAATCAACTGGTTATCAATCTGTGGTATTCTCCAATCGTCAACGCTTTCTGTATCATCAATGATAATTGGAAAATTAACGTTTGCCACTTTCTGAAAAGCTCGGCATATGTCAACTTCTGTCAGCATTCTTGCACCATGATTTAGGTTTCTTGCATATGCTTCGCCATTGTATACAAAGTCGCAGCACTCCTCGGTATCACCATTTAAAAGCGGTCTAAACAGCTTTGCTGTGGCAAAATCCAAGTACTTATTAACATCAGCCTGTAAAAGCTCATTCTTCTTGCGAGTAAACTCTTTGAGCAAGTCAAGCTTTCTTTCCCAATCGGCAATCTCCTGATTGAGGTCGGTTCTCTTATTTTCAAGGTCAGCTATGCTATCATCTATACGCTTGTTATTCGCCACACTAAGCTCAATCTTTGTATCAACTGATGAAACTTGCCTTAACAATTCGTTTCGCTCGTTTTTGAGCTTTCTAATAAGTTCTGATGTGTCGTTTTCATCTGCAAGAGCTTTCTCTTTTTCCTCGATTTTAGCCTTAAGTGCCTGATACTCACTGTTGCCTGTCATGTCAACATCAGTAGGTAAGTCTCCAAGCTCTTTAGTAACAGCATCATGTCTTATTGTTAGCTCTGCAAGTTCTACTTCAAGGTCGGCTATTTCTTTCTTCTTATCCTCAATAGCCTGTTTAAACTCCTTGCTATCGTTTGACAGTGCATTGCCCCTATCTTCAAGCTCTTTAAGGTTCTTTGCTTTTCGCTCGTCAAAGTCAGTTCTCATGCTCTCTATCTTATCTTCCGGCAACTTCTGACCGCACATCGGGCAATTAACACTGCTTTCATCAAAGGAAAGTGCCTTTGCTTTTTTCCAGTCAGCACGTACCTTTGCTAAGTTCTCTGTGTAAATTCTAACCGTACCTTCAAAGTTTTTAATGTTAGCCTTTTTAGCTCTTATCATTGACTCTGTTTTGCGGATTGAAACATCGAAGCCGTCAATCTGCGACTGTAGCTCCATGCGCTTTTTCTGATTGTCAGCATTGGCTTTTCTCTCCATGTCTGAAAGCTCAAATTTAAGGTTCATAATGTCCTCTGTAGCTTTCTGCTTGCTCTCTAAAATCTTGTTGTAGTCGGACAGTTTATCTTCAATTTCCTTAAGCTGTGGCTCATAGGTTTTCTTTTGCAGTTCAAGCTCTGCAAGGTCTGTATACTCATTGGTAGAATGAATTGTATCAATCCTTGTTGAGATTTCGTCTCTCTCCTTAACAAGCCCTTTTGAGCCATTCCTACCGCCTGTGCCGTTTAGCTTGCCACGACACACTTTTTTGAGCTGGTCAACATCGCCATCATCAAACATTGGCTTAAGTTCAGCGAACTGCGGAAACATATCGCAGATTTCTTCATCAGTATGTGTTCCAAAATAGCTTGCAAGTGCTAATCTCTGCTCTGCCTGTGACTTGTTAAGTAATGTCATGGCATTTAAGCAAAATGGTAATACTCCAAGCTCTGCCATATTGTCATTGATGTACTGATTGTAGTCAGCCATTTTATACGGCACATCATTGATTGAGTAATCAGTGATACTACCTGTAATCTCGCCTTTTTTGTTGCGTTTCTGCCTTGTAACCTTTTTCAAAGTCTTTGCTTTTCCGTCAATCTCAAAGGTGACAGCCCTCACAATGTCAACATCGTCAATCTCAGCTCCGTTTTCATCATGTGGTCTTATGCCTGTAATCTCTCTGTCATTCTCATCGTGACAATTCAGCACATCAAGAATAATTCTCTTAACTGTCGATTTGCCGACTTCATTCTGACCGGACAGTACAGTTTTCATTGAAAAATCTGCGTCTAATGTGTTTTTTCCGTAGAATTTACAAAAATTCTGCGCAAAAATGTGTGTAATCTTCATTGCGTTTCCTCTCTTTCTATTTGTTTATGGTTTTTAGAATCAAATTTCCGTGTAGGCTTGATTTTTTAACTACTCTTAGATACGAGTCCGACTCCGATACAAAAAGCCACTCACTAGCCACGTAATGAGCCTTGTTGAGCAATAGCTTCTGCTCTCTTGTTAATGGCTTCAATCGGTATCTTGTATCACCCAGCCTAATCCTTCTTACATTGTCGCTCATTTAGCTTCTCCATTTCTTTATCTAATAACGCTTGAAAGTCAAACGATTTGTCCTTGTGCCGTTTAGCTCGATATAGTTCTTGTAGGTAATCGTTAGCACTCTGACGCTTCAATTGGCTACCAATCGCAGTAGATGTCAAGATTTCCATTTCCGCTCCCCTCGTCATATACAATTCCTTGTATGCCAACAGGAGTGTCAACCACAACTCCATGTGGTAAATCATCACTTGCAATCACAACGTATTCGTTTTCATCAACTACTAATCCGTGCTCATTCAGATGTCTGCCCGGAATATTAAGTCCACCTCCAGGTAACACTCTCTGCGAGTACCACGTATAAGTGTAATCGCCGTATCTGACTCGCCCTAGCTTCTTAAATCGGCTACAACTGTATTTCTTGTGGCAAGTCGGAACTGTTGGTTCTTTATAGGTCTGCTCAACTACAACCGGCTCATTCTGAACTACTGTCGGTTCAATCTTTCCTAGCATTACGCTATTAATATAGGAAGTAACACCGGCTGTCAGTTCAACTTTGCTATCTGCTTTCGTTGCTATTGGCTTTAAGGTCATAGTTCCAATTATTAAAGTCGATAACATCAATATCCTTTTTCTTCTCATGCGGTTCGCCCTCCTCTATGAGACATATTGCAATCAGTATCAGCCAAAATACTGTTACGATTGCTCCAACAATAATACTCGCTGTCTTAATTCCGTATGCCAACGATAATCCAAGGAAAAATGCAAATGCCAATGCTCCGAAAATCAAATAGCCACAGCCGGTGTAGAATTTTTGCTTTAAAGTTCTTTTTCTCATACAATCACCTCGCTATGCAAAACTCTGTTGAGCGTTTGCGTCCTGAATAAGCTCGTCAAGATACTTAGGCACGACATAGCAATCAATGAACTCATGCACATCGTCTATATACTTCCTCTTGATACTCTTATAAGTAGATACACAACCATACTCACGCTTTAACTGTGTCCATATATCAGAAAATGTCTTATGTCTGATACTGTTATCTCTGTATGCTTCGCTCTGCTTGCCACCAAGGATATTTACAACTCTGCGCTTAACATGCTGTTGTATCTCGTCAATATCACAACTGTAAAGTGGTACATTTTCTTTAAGTTCGCTCACATCATCTTTGATATCGTTTACTTTCTGCTCTAATTCTGTATAGCCCTGTGCCAAAAGCTGTATCTGACCGCCTGTTGTCTTTGGCATACCATAACTGCCTGTTTTTCTGATTGACGGAAGTACCTCGTCCATTACCCATCGCTCAAATTCCTCTGCGCTAGGCAATTTTGATTTCATAATAAGTCGGTAAATATCACCCTCTGTTATGAATAAAACATCTTGATTTCCACTATTGGTAGGGATGTTCCATTTTAGAACCCCCTTGCAATGAGTTTGTACTGCCTTATGAGGTATTGCATATCCCAACGCTTTTGCAACATCACTTCCGGCAAAATATGTCTTATCGTCTTTAGTGATAGTTCTAATTTCTCCGAATTTTTCATTGTTGAAAATTTGTAAATCGTTCATGTTTTCTCCTTTCTACTCAATAAAATAAGAAACTTCTACGCCAAAATAATTAGCAATCTTAATTAACTTGTCTGTTTTTGGCATTGATTTTCCCGACTTCCAATCCGAAAAAGTACTTCGTGCCATTCCGAGTTCCTCCGACAGTTTGTAAAACGAAACGTTTCTAGCTTTTATGAGCGTATCGAGTTTTTTAAAACTTGCCTGTCGTTTTTTCTTGTTCAATTTCCCATCTCCTTTCTTGACAATAGTTAGGAAATCCGTTACTATAAAAAGTGCCATATTAGGCAAAATACGCTAGGAAGGAAAAGCCTTGAAAGCAATTTTGATTTTGCCTGTTCCATATTTGCGAGGTCACATTTAAAATGTAGCAATCGGTGTAGCGCATTTCGGGCAGTAAAGCTCGATAAAAATCATGGCTGGCATTTCCGGTAATATGCCGTGCTACGCTAGATACTCCTCTCAATCCGTCAGCTAATGGCGATTAAACTGCTGAACTTAAACTGCATAAGTGACGGAACATTTAAAGAAACATTGTGTAGTACCAATGCGTTGAAAGACTTCAAAATGTATATGGTATAAAAAATATTGGAGGTCACTATGCAATACAAACCAAATTACCCAAATATAGATAAATTATTTCCGCAACACAAAATTCCTAAAATTGAATCACCTACATATGAAAAAGACAAATCTCCATACGAGCTTTTAGAAAGTCAGTCTGCTTATCTCGAAAAGACAAGCAAGGAACTTCACGATATGGCTCAATCCGCTAAATCTCAAGCTGATTCCGCAAAAGAGATTGCTGAAAGTTCTAAAACGCAAGCTGAACTAGCTATTAAAGAATCTCAAAAAGCTAGTAAAGCATCTGCCACTTCTGCGGTACGGGCAAACATATCTACGATAGTTTCAGTATTATCTTTAATTCTTTCTGTTTTTATTAATGCAGATAAGATAATAAAGACTGTGCAAAGCTTTCTATCTTATCTATCCCAGTTAGGACATTGATTAATATTGAAAGAATTCCACAGACAATCGCTATGTTTGACATGGTGTTTGCCTTTTTGCAATTTCCCATTATCTCTTCACAAGTTTTATGAATGTCGTTTGTATCCACCTCTTCATCTCCTTTCCTAAGTTTAACTCCATTTAACTTTTCAGTTAAAAAAATAAGTGCCATACTCTGCCTGTGGAATATCCAATACAGCTCCCCAGTTAAGCATATCAGTCTGTGAAAAACCCACATCGCAATTCAACTTCCTTGATACACTATTCTGTGATAAGCCTATTTTATCGGCAAACTTGGCTTGACTGCCACACTTTTCAATTATTCGTCCTCTTAGTTTGTCATATCTATATGGCATTTGCTTTACCTCCTTTCTTTAACACACACTTAGTTTAACACTGTTTAACTTGAATGTCAACACAAAAGTTTGATAAAGTTTAACTTTTTTGTTGAAAGTTTAACATCTTTGTGTTATGATTGATTTATCAAATAGGAAAGGAGTGAAATGAAGTGAAAAACGAAATTACTGCTTTAAGATTAAAAGAAGCGTTATCTGATTTGGATATGAAGCCTCAAGAACTGGCTGACAGGTCCGGTGTGAGCAAAGCTTCTATTAGTCAATATCTTAGTGGCTCTCATGCACCATCTAATATAAGCAGTGGTAAAATGGGTAAGATTTTAAGAGTCGAGCCTATGTGGTTAATGGGATTTGACGTTTCTAAGAAAAAAGAGTCAACTCCCGATATGGCAAAAGAGGATTTTAAATTGTTAGAAAAGTTTTCTTTACTAGACAATAGAGATAAGGAAACGATTTTAAGCATGATTGACGTTATGTTATCTCGAAAAGAAAAAAGTGAGGACTAGCCCCACTTTTCCAAAAAAAGTTTTATGAATGTATGCAGGTACCCCAAAGTGCCTGCATCTTCTATTTTTTCAATCATCTGTATTATTTCTTTCTTGTAATCCATTTTTAAAACCCCACTTTCTAAAACCAATTATAGAACATATGCTTGTAGGCGCCAATACAAAATAGGGCGATAGACCGCCAATTAGCCTACCGCCCTACCGAAACTTGAAGAGTTCTCTTATTTGAGAACATCATTAGTCTAGCATTGGAAAAATAAATATTGTGTCGAATATTGACAATTGATTTCTAAAAGAATAAAATAGGATAAAAGAACTAGAAAGGGGATTTTTTATATGAAAAGATACAGAGAATACTGCATTAACAATCATTATGTTAATATTGGTGATTTAGATAAGTATTATCAAGGCAATATGGAAATGGTCTGTAGGCATATCGAGAGTAACTATCTCGTTGACCGCAAGACTTCAAACTATTATGTAAATTTATACATACAAGATAAGCCGTTTAAAAAGAAAGATTCTGTATTAAGCACAATAGCTATTTGCTTTTGCCTACCGCTTATACTATGCGCACCACTTTTTCTTGATGTAATATGTATCATAACAGCACTGATACTTGCTATCATTGATTTAGCTCTTAAGAGTTCAGAACAAATTCCAAAGCGTCATGTTGGCTCGATTGTTGCTATTGTGATATGTGTTCTTTCTGCTTTAGGATTGATTTTTGTAGACCATTCAAGTACTGACACCACTAAAAGTGGCAAGAAGTCCAATAATCAAGTTGAAAGTGAAATAGAAACCGAGACAGAGGGTGATTCCTCGCAAGATTATCAAAGGATTGAAGCTCGTGTCGGAGAGGGAATAACTTATCAAGACAACATAAATGTAACTTTAACTAATTTTTATGAAAATACGAATTATGATTACGAAAAGCCTAAAAGTGGATATAAATATGTTACTTTTAGCTTTCAGGTGGTAAATAATAGTGACGAAACATTTAGTTTTTCTTATACTAATGCAACCGGATATGCTGATAACGTGCAAGTCGAAAACAAGCTTTATTTGACTGACAGCTCTTCGATTTTAGAGCTTTCACCGGGTAGAACCGGAAATGTCGATATATCGTTTGAAGTTCCAACAAACGCACAAAGTATTGAAATGGATTACAATTTCAATCCATTCGCAGATGATGTTGGAGTATTTATAGGACAATAATCAGAGAGGGAAAGTTCCCTCTCTTTTTTATTCTAATTGCGAAGTAATGTACTCATATTCCTCTTGCGATATTTTACCGCTTGCCACTCTGTCGAGCAATTCTTCCTTGGTTACTCTGTCGCTCTCGTATAGCCTTTTAAGACTTTCAACTAATATTCTCATATTAAAGCACCCCCTCATCCATTAACTGCCTTGTATAGTTGTCTATTGCTTCTTCATCGGAGTGCTCGTTAATCTCTTTTGCCTGTTCCATAGCAATAAGATACTGTGAGTATTCGTCCTGTGTCAGCTCTCGCTCCTCGTACTCCCAATGCTTAGGCTTGTAAGTAAAATCGTCCTCACTCCCTGTTGCTTCAACCGATTTAATATTTTTTCGCTGATAAACGATATTCGGAGAAGATGTTGTGTCAATGTCAAGCGGCTTGTCCGATTGCATACTCTCTACGAGCTTGTATTCTGTCATATTCAATACACCTTGCCTTTCTGTCTACTGTTGAAATTTTGTGTTTTAGTTTTCCGAAATCTATAAATGGTTTAATATGTTCCCTGTAATAATCGTAAATATCGCAATTTTTAATCCACGCAAGAGCAGAAACCATTTGTTTTGAGTCAAATATTGTAACCTTTGTTTTTTGCCATATTCTAACTGCCTTAGCTCTTATTTTCTTAAGGATTGTTTTTCTTAAGGTAGTTCTATTCCTATAGAATTTATATCCCATAAAATCAAGTGGTCTGCCATATGTTGCTGGCTTTCCGTTCTTGCCGACATATGGATTTCGGGGCAAATAGTGAAAACGAAATATCTGCCAGTTCACCTTGACTATCAGCCCTAATTCTGCAAGCCTGTTGTCAATCACGGCTTTTACCTGGCGCAATTTCTTTTTGCTTGCACAAAATATAGCCATATCGTCAACATAGCGTGCATATTTCAGTTCGATACCGAGTGATTTGATTTCATGGTCAAGCTCACTTAAATACCAGTTAGCAAACCATACAGAGGTATAAAAGCCAAGTGGTAAGCCATTCGGCACGCAGTATATAACATTTTCAACAATCCGCATGAATTTAAAATCTTTGATTTTAGATTTAAGCTTTTCAATTAATTTATCCTGTGGAATACTAGCGTAAAATTGCTTCACATCAAGCTTATAACAATATTTAATGGTCTTACCGCCTTGCCTTATCCATTTGCATATACATTTCTTGCCATACGCACCGCCACGCTTAGGAACCGAGCCATAACTATGCTCATACATTCCCTTGTTAAACATGGGCTTAAGCACGTTTACTATCATGTGATGTACTATTGACTCCATAACTGTCGGTATTACTATCTTACGTTTCTTTCGTGATATTCCGTCATATATTTCTTTGGGCTTATGCTCAAAAGGTGTGAAGTTAATCGCATATTCTCTAATTTTGGGTATGTATGTATCAAGGTCTGCTAAAATTTTCCTAACCTTGTTTCTTCTCTTTTTACCCTTAGAGAAATTCTTAATTGCAAGTATTATATTTTCGTCTGAAATAAATTCAGCATATAGATTTCTGTATGTTCTCATACGTATTCTCTTCCTATCCTCTCTACCACGTTCGACCATATCCTACTACTAGCAGTAGCTTGCATCGAGTTAATTTTTACCAAGGGGTACGGAATTTAGTCTGCATTCATTTTATTCCATGAATGATAGGTACAGAAGCCCCGATGTTCCACCTCGCATTACCAGCCTCGTTGTTCAAGTTCACGTAAAACGTGCCGCAATGGCGGCCGTTGTTCAGGTTGCCACCGAAAAGAGCAAAGGCGCAGACTAAATCCCTTATATAAAATTAACTACACACGTTTATAGTTACAAATTTTCTTAGGAGAAACGCGGTTTCTCCCTTTCTGCTTAGGCAGAAATTCCCTCTTCCCTGTTGCAAGTTATTTGTAGGAAAGAGAAGCCCCGACGCTCCACCCCGCACCACCAGCCACGTCGGCCAAGTACACGAAAAACGTGCCGCAAAGGCGGCCGCGGTGCAGGCTGCCACCGAAAAGAGCAAAGGCTATAATTGCAATGTTAAACCAACAACCATCAGGATAATAGGTCGATGATGAGCCTGTAATTGATGTTGGGAACATGCCTAATGCCGTATATAGCATATCTTTGATATATCCACCACTTGTACCACTAGGAGTTGAATTAGGTATCTCAATATATCCTGTTCCGTCAGTGTTGTAGTTGGTTGCACTACTTCCGTCTTTTACGGATGGGGATAATTTAACCTTTGCCGTACCATTAGCAAGGATAAGCCCAACTGTTCTTCGCCACTGATTGCCATAATAATTCTCCATACCGAATACTTTAACTCCGGCTTTTCCGGCATTTTCGCCCCAAAATAAGCCTTTGCTATTCATTGTGCCAGTCTTAAGCAATAAGTTTTCAACACTGGCATTTTCGCTCATGCCTCGTCCGAATACATCTTGTGTGTCGGTAGATTTTCCCATGATGATAAGTAAAATATTAAGCAAGAGCCTGTCAACGTACTGCTCGATTTCATAGCCTGTACCATTAGCTCTTGCATATGTCATTTCTTGACTGGCTGTTTTTGATTTGATAACTGTTTGACCGCTTATTGAGCGTAGCTTATTGTTGCTGTCAAGCGAGCCATTATAAATTGGTGTGTAAAAATGAGATTTTTCATTGCCGTTAATATCAATGAAATTCAGATTTTTAAAATCTTTATCAGCTTGGTAGTTGGCAACATAAAGGCTTGCACTGTTTGGATTGCCTTTGTCGGGTGCAATTTTCCACCATATAATGTCTGTGCCATTGCCCCATTCCATCATAGCATTTCCATCGTAATCAACGTTTGCTATATCCGACGCACTGCCATCTATTTTTTTAGCCAAGTCGTTTTCATTGAGGTAATAGTCGACCTGTCCATTCGTTTTAAGCATACATGGTCTTGGCATAAAAAAGGCATTCGCCCATGAGCCGTAATCAAAAGTTCCGCTTGTGAAATTCATGTGTGCCGGAGTCATACCTACTGCGTCTGCTAAATATCTGACTCTAGTTTTTGGGTTACTATCCGCACTGTTGATGTGAACACCATAAATAACTCTTCCCTCGCTTAATTTTGTGCCAAGGGCTTTAATACTCTCAACAATTGCTTGCCCTGTTGTGTCTGATATAATGTCTATTCCGCTCATATCTAATCCTCCTTGCTTACATTGAGTAATCCGGCACTTGTCACGGAAAAAGTAATACCTCTTCCGTTTGCTTTTTGCTCGACAAGTCCGGCTTGCTGTTCTGCTCTTTGCGCGGCTTCATTTGCAGCCTTTGTAGCTGCGTTTGCTTGACTTACCGCCGTATCAATCTTTCCTGAAGCTTGTGCGACCTCGTTTGCTTTTTGTGAAGCGGTTTGCGCTGATTTTTGAGCCTGTGAAGCAGAACTGCTTGCTGAGTTGGCTTTTTCTGTCGCAGTTTGTGCTGATTTTTGAGCCTGTGACACGGATTGAGCCATGCCGTCAAGGTAACTCTGAATAAGTCTTTGAATTTCAACGTCAAAATCCTCAACAGTTCCCATTCGCTTAACAACTCCTGGGGCAAAGCACATATACACCATTTGTTTTTGAGATTCATTGTCAATAGATACCGCCCACTCACCCGGGAGCATTTTTGAGGGGTCAAAGTCAGCGCTCTGCCCTCGTCTCATTTGAATTGCCATAAATTACGCCTCGCTTTCATCAATTATCTCCATTTGCCTAAAACGTGAAGTTGTAAATACAATTGTTTGTTTGTTTCTGCAGCAGCCGAGTTTATACAAAACCCCAACTCATTACTGCTCCATCTTGTAAAAAAAATAGAATACAACCCGCCGGCGCTACAAAACACAGTACCTGTAGTATGTAAGATACTTTTTATTCCGTCTGGCATATATACGCTTCCATAAGTATAATACAGACTACCATATTTAGGGCCAAACGAGACAGTCGCGGGAAAACTTCCCCACATTTCTATATATCCATCTGTCCACTGTCTCCAATACCAGCCGTTTTCATTGGTAAATGTTTTTGAGCCAAAAACAGTTTCAACCCCATTAAGAGTCAAATTGTTTGCGGTAATGTCAACGTTAGTTCCACTTACATTAACCGTTTCACCGTTTATGCTTGCAAAGCCACCGCCACAGCCCATACCGCTAGTATGTCCTCCAACGTTTGAAAAAAGGTTTGCTCCCTCTGGATTTACTGTAAGATTATTATCAATATCATTTCCACTGTAATTTCCGCTTATTTTTGTCCCTGTTTCCGCGTCTTGCGCCCAAAAACTTTGATTGAGTCCTGTGGACGGATTGACAACATCAACATTGAAAGCTTTTGTAAATTCGCCGTATGCTCCTACAATTTTTGGGGAAATAACATACTCTTTTCCTATTTGCGTATAGCCAATATTGTCTTTTAATTCGTTTAACTTATCGTTTGTTGCAAAATCGGGTTGGTCTGAGATATTGTTCCACGAAATACTCACTCCGTCAGCGAGCGTAATGCCCTTGTTATCAAGTGTAATCAGAATGTTTCCGTTTGCGTCTTTGACATACTGCTTGCCGTTTGTATTATTCTCACCGCCTAAAGTGAGTGTGCCACCATGCGCCCAGTCAAAATTAATGCCGATAGCCGACATAATATTGAAAATAGCGTTTCCGTCTTTATCAATTCCGGCATTCCACGTTTTACCATAGTCACTTGATACAGCCATGCCATTAGCCGTCATTTTCCACTGTATGTTGCTCGAATTAAGGTCGGCTTTATTGTGCATGATGTAAATAATCGAGCCATCCTCTTGCTTCTGTTCAGTCTTAAAAAGCCCGAGCGATTGAGACATTAGCTGTGTCAGCAATTGCATTTGCTTGTCATATACACTTAGTTGTGCCTGTGCAACTTTCCTGGCCTGTACGATAGCCTTTGTCTCATTACTAAATTTATCAGCACTATTTCTTGAAGCATTTTCAGCATCACACGAAATTTTAGTGCCACTTCCAACTGTAAATGTTCGGTTAGAAATAAAACAGCTATAAGTATTCTGCTTGCGGTCTGTCACAAGTGCCACATCTCCGCTCTCAATCAGTGGGTTTGACAAGAGTGGGGCGTCAAGAGGCCTGAACCTCATGCCGCCGATTTTTTTGAAGATATAGTTTGCAACTGTCTGTGCCTTGTCTGCCGAAATAAACGGATTATCAGAGATTGAGACTACATACCCCTCTTTTCCGGCAAGCGCATTAACATCTTTTGTCTTGTCCTCTTTTGATGTCACAATAACTTTAACACCTGTAATCACAACATCATCAGTCGCAACATTTAAATCTTTTTGCGTGTAAATATTGTGGTAATTTCTCGCGTCTGTAAATGTTCCACCATCAACGCTATCTCCACTTGAATAGTCGGTGAAATTTCCACCATCAACATTATCTCCGTCAGAATATGGTGTAGTTTTTGTGCTAAAACTTCCTCCATCGTAACCTTGACTGTCGAATTGGCTCATATCATACCAGCCGATAAGCAATTCACCATCGTGACCGCATTTGCCCCATAATCCGCTTAACTGCAAAATGTAAGCTATCACCTGTCCATATGTGAGCTTTTGATTATCACTCGGTATCTCGTTAATCACGTAATCAGAGTTGTCAAATCTCGCCATAGTAAAAGGTACATCACACTTAATGCAAGCGTCTCTGACCACCTCATACGCTGTCGTAGGGTAGCTTAAATTGCTGTCATACTCGCGATTGAAATTATTAATATTGTCAAGGCAAGTAAGCGTTATTAGTGAGCCGTCATAGCTTGTCTCGCTAACTCTATACTCACCAATTTTTAGTTTTTCGGTTGTGCCGTCAGAAAAGCTTTTTGAAACATATGCTGTTACACTTGCCTTATCAAAATCATACTTGCTGTAATCTTCATAAATGTTATTCAGCTTAATTTTCAGTTTTCCGGCGACCAAAGCCCCGATTGTGAAAGTGCCATTGCTCGATGTTGAGTCATTGACTTCGAAGCCGTTCGCCCACAGTTCACTATCACTAATAGGGATTTTTTCACCGCTTGCCGTAACTATGTCAGCAAAGCAATTTATGTTTATATCATTATCGAGCATTACTGCCCTTTGCCATTTAGCCGATACGTTAAGCATTAAATCACCGCCTTATACTTCTATGAGGTCGAAACTCAATGTCTCATACCTCTTATTGCCAACAGTCCATATCTTGATAGGTGCGCTTCTATCACCTACATAGAATGTACGTGTTTCATCAGTGCCACTCATAGCGTCAGGATATGTTACTCTGATATATTCGGGGTTTACCATTTGAAGTATCCTTGCTGTCCTAGCTGTGTCTGTACCACTCCACGACAATTTAAGTTGCCGTTTCTGCGCTATTCTATTCTTGTGCATTTGAGCATCCTGTGTTCGCCCACTGTCGCTTGCAGACACATCAATCATGCCCCATTCAAAAGTTGATGGAGTGGGTAATGCCACTCCATCTACTAACATCATTGCCATATTGTTACCTCGTAAAAAGACACCCACGCAAGGGTGAGTGTCTTAGCCAAATTCATTTGCTACAATATATCGTTGTCCATGCTTTGCTTTACCTACCTGTGTCATGCGATAGAGTGTTTCACTGTCGCACTTAAACACATTTTCAATGATAGGTGCAGAGTTTCCGCCGGCATTATAGTTCATCATTACTTGTGCCATGCCCTCCATGACAGCCTGTTTAATTCCCTCGGTGATTTGTTGGTTATTTGCAACTACGTTTTTGCCGTTTGAGAATTTACCTATCATCTCATTATGGTTTGCTAAAAACATTCCATCCTCGCCCTTTGGGAAACCGCCTTGGCGATAATACCTAATAGATATTTTCGGTAAACTGAATTTTCCAAAATCTTCCCAACTTACTGACAGGTGAGGGATTTTAATTTTTGCCGTTATGCTCGGTAAACTAATTCCTCGCCAAACACTAGGCAGATTATTCATCTTCCTTTCTGTTCCACTCATGGAATTGTTTGTGTTTGCGAGTGACCTACTGGCTTTAGCTGCAAAATCTGAAAATGAGCTTTTAGCGCCATTTGTGCTCGAGTTTGCCTTGTCTTGCATTTCCCCCATTTTTGCCTTGTTGCCATTAATAGAGTTGTTTATTGAGGCAAGGAATCCCAAAAGTCCGTTTTTAAGCCTTGAGAAAGCACTTTGAGAATTTGTCGAGCTTGTACTTGACTTATTCTCCATCTCTCCCATTTTGCCTTTAGTTCCGTCTATGCCGGAGTTTATATTGCTAAATGCTTGTCCTAGTGCGTTTGCAAGTCCGTTAAACACACCCTTTGAATTGGTTGTGCTTGTACTTGACTTGCTTTCAAGTTCTCCCATTTTATTTTTGGTGCCGTCTATTGCCGAATTTGTACCGCTTAGAGAGTTTTTTACACTATCGCTTGCGGTTTTGTGAGACGAACTAATGTCGCTTGTATCGTCTTTTGTCTTTTTCCTGTATTCGTCAAGTTTGCGTCCGGCTCCCGAAATATGCTCGTTCGTTTTTCCTACGCTTTTTCCGACACCATTCTGCATATCCTGTACAGCTTGGTCTACTTCTTCTCCGTATCTTTTGACATCATCTTTCGTCACCTTTGCGCTTTCACTTATAAGTGGTAATTCTACAAAAGGTAATTTATTTAACTTTGTAATAATTCCGTTTATGAAGTCTACTAGCCAGTTATTTACATCTGTTACAAGGTTTCCGCCAAACTTTGCCAAATCTCCCGAAATATATGTCAATAAATCAGTCCACCAACTTGTATCACTTAGGTTTTTGAAAATATCCCCCCAAGTGACATCTGTTCCGGCTATCCAGTTTCCCACTGCTAAGCCTATGTTTGCGGCGGCGAGCACTATAGCTACAGAAATGGATATTTGCCATGAAGCACCGAGTAGTTTAGCTCCAAGTCCTGCCATTAAAGGTGAAACAATGGAATTAACATCAGTTCCTTTTGAGTCAAAAAACAGTGAAACACCATCTGCCGCAAGGACTAATCCGACTTTTGCAGAAACGCTTGATAGTTTTGACGATAATAGTGCGCCAACTTTTCCGTCTATTCCTGTTAATTTTGCAAGAGCAAAACCGGCTACAATCGTTGCGCTCAAAGGGTCTTCTTTAAACCAATTTGCAAGCCCTGTTATAATGCCCTCTGCAAGTCCATTAACAAGCTCGTGAACATCTTGGAAAACTCCTATCCAATCAATATTGGCAAAAAACGTACCAATTTGAGTACCGATTTCAGCCCAATTTGTACGTTCTACTGCTGTTGTTAGAGTTGTGAGTATTCCTTTAGCCCATGCTGATATAGTCTGCCCCAATAAAGCAAAATCAAAATTCTCAAAAAATCCATTAATGCCATTAGCAATCGACAAGCCAAAATTAGTCCAGTCGAATGTTGTACCGAATGAATTGAGAAAATGCAAAGCTGTGTTCAGTGAACCGGCTATTGTTGCACCTAAATCGTAAAAGAGCCTTGGGCTGATTAAACCATTAAGGAAGTCTGCAAGTCCTTTTCCGAAATTGTCGGCTTTCTGATAAATCTTCTTCCAATCAATGCTCTCCATAGCACTCGCAAGAGCGTCACCGATGTACTTTCCGAGTGAGTAAAGGTCTTTGATTGATGATTTGTATTTTTCAAGCAGTCCATCTGTCTTTTTCAGCGAACTATTAACACCACTGTCAGCTCCACCGCCACCTGAACCGCCACTGCCTGAACCGCCACCACTGCCACTATCGCTGTTATCGTCAAGTGCGTGTATCTCATCTATACTAAGCAGTGTCTTTTTCAGTTTTTGGGCTTTCTTATTAGAACTATCAGCGCTATCACCAATATCACCTACTCCGCCAGCTATGTCCTCCATGCCGTCAACAGTAGCACCGCCACCGCTTATCTCGATAGTCCATCCAAAGATTGCTCCGAGTGCGTCAGCTACAGTTCTTGTGAAGCTGATAACCTTGAGCATTACCTTACTTAAGGCTTGAACAAACGGCTTTAAAGCATTGATTACTACGCTACCTATGATACTGCCCCATGCTTGGAACTCTTGTTTAAGGACTCTTACACTGTTAGCCCAAGTGTTGGCAGTTTTAGCAAAATCACCTTGCGCAGCTTGCGTGTTAGCCATGACATAATTATATCTTAGCAATACCTTTTCAGCTTGCGTCATGGATTTAATATTTGCATCAAGTCCGTTTTTCATAGCCCACTCTGAAAGTGTGGCTTGCGTTAAATCAAGTCCGTATCTCCTTAATGGTGCAATTGTTCCTGAAAAAATGGATTGTAAGCTCTTTGCAACATCAGCTTGGTCTACATCGTAGAATGAAGCCATGTCACCGGCTAACCTTGTAAGATTAAGCGACATATCAGCCATACTGTCTGTAGTCTTGTATAGCGTGTTATTTTGGCTCATAAGAGCTTTATTTGCCACTGCCGTACCATTTGCCACTTGCTCTGATGAAATGCCTATAGAGGTTCCTAGTGCTTGGAAACGGCTTGATATTTGCTTGACTGTCAGCTCTGACATTCCAAAGTCTTGAATTGATGTTTTTGTGAAATCATCAACCTTGCTTGCCATATCTCCAAACGTGGTATCTACTACGTTTTGAACCTCTGTTAATTGGCTTGCTAAATCAACTGCACTGCCTAGCTTTCCTACAGCTCGCATAACCAACCAATAAGTTGCGTAAAACTTACCGATAGTTGAAGCTAAGCCCCTAAATCCGCTTCTTGTACGCTTAATCGACTTGCTTGTGTTTGAAAAGCCTGTTACGAGTGACCTACTAGCCGAACCGACTTTTGAGCCTTGCTGTGACAGATTAGCAAGTGCGTTAGTCATTTGAATAATGTTGTTGCTGACTCTCGGTGCGTTAGATAATGTTGTCATTACCTCTTTTAAGGCACCGCCAAGGTTTCTGATGTTGTCTGCAGCATACCCGGCTGATTTTGAACCAAGCTTTGAGATTGAAGCTGTTAATTGTGTAATCTCTGCTGATTGCTTTGAGATATTCGCAAAGCCCGACAGTTCTGTTGCCATGCTCTTTAAGGCACTTGCCGAGCTGACAAGTCTTGCAGTATCAAGGTTGCCAAGCTTTTCCATGTTTGTTGCAATCTTGCTAAAAGTACGAGTGTCAATACTGCTCACACTTCTAAGTGATGTTGCAAGTTGTGACATTCCACTCGAAAAATTGCTTATGCTTGCACCATTGAGGGAATTGAGAGTATCTCCAAGTCCTTGCAACTTAGTTTGTAAGTTGCCTATGGCTCTAGTCGCTTGCTGTGCGTCCGACTTGATTTGAAGCTCAATGCTCTCTGCCATTTTCTCACCTCCCTGCAATAAAAAAGAGCTACCCTAAAGTAGCTCTCATGTATTTAGTCTTTGAGCAGATAGTATGTTGTAATTAATCCAACATATCCATCTTGCTTAAGACCTCTATTCTTTTGAAATACTTTGACACATTTAGTGAGATAGTCCGTCCACTTGCCGTAATCGGTATCAAGTTTGTAAAAATGGTACTTGTCATGCAGAGTTTTTCTCAGCCACTTAATGGCTGTCGGGCAGTTATGTCTCTGACCGCTCCACAGATTGTGATTTTTAGCAAATCTCTGTGAATTAACTCCAAATCTGCCATCTTCCTTAAGCTCGTCTGTGTCAAATCCGATGTTCATAGCATGTTGCCATTTTCTTACATCATCATTATCGAGGTAATATTCCTCATTGCCTTTCCAAGCGTTATTCTTTACCGGAGTTGCTATTGGTGCCGAACTATTCTCTATTCCATCACCCTTATTAAGCTCAATGTATAGTAAATTAGCATCTGTGCTGTTATTCAGGCCGCTACAGGTAAATGCGCTCGAATACTGCCAGCCATACAGAGAATGTTGAATAACAGGCTTCTTTGCACTATTAGGCTCATCACCAATAGACATCCCCTTAGTTGACGGATAGCGCGCAATCCAAAACGGACAGTTAATCTGATTTGCGTATGGCGCAATGTACTGATTGTAAAAGCTAAGCCCTGTGTATACACCAAAGTTAAGCCCAGCACTCTTGATAACACTCTGATATGTGTTAATTATGTCAATAAGCGTCTGTCCAAGTCCTTGCTGGCACTTATCTTCAACATCTAACCAAACGAAAGTTTTTCTTCCGTTAAGCGTCTGAATGACCTTGTTCGCATCCGTCTTTGCCTTGTCTACTGTTGTAGCGTATGAGTAGTTGTAAACACCTTGTATCGGCATTCCTACATCAGTACAGCCTTTCCAGTTTTGCTCAAAGGTCTTATCCGGATTAAGGTCTTTGCGAATTATTTTAAGGATTGCAAATTGCACTCCAGCCCACTTAACCTTACTCCAATCAATATTTCCTTGATATGACGATACGTCAATTCCTTTATATGCCATTTTGTCACCTCATTAATCAGGACTTTCAGGTAATCCCGACTGTCTTAATGCGTTAATTCGTTGCTTCATCTCATAAACGGCAATTTCCTCGTTAGACTCCTTGTATTTAGGCTCGTTATCTTTTGAGTATTGCTCATTTAACGATTTTTCGATGTATTTTGCTCTTGCCTTGTTGCCATTTAAGGCTCTGTCGATAGCTGTAAGAGTTGCGCTTAATCCGTATGTGCCCCACCAAGCCCACATGTTGGAGTCGGCTTCTTTTTGTGCAAGCATATAAGCCTTTGAATAAGGCTCTAAATCAGCCGGACAAGACATATCTATGTCCTCAACGCTAAATCCATAGCCTTTAGTTGCCAAAAGCCAATATGGGCGGATTTCGTTACAATATACTTCCCACGTAAGCTCTTTTACTTCTTGATTGGCTTCTTCTTGGCTGTCTGTACCTCTTTCGCCAACATCTTTGATAAAAAACTGTTTTTCTCCATTTCAGCCGACAAATCGTTGTAGAGCGACATTATATCTCCACCCTCTTCATTCTCTGGGTCGAGATAATCGTCAAGCAAATCATACATCTTCGCTAATTGCTTCTCTTTTGCTTCTTTATCGTCAAAATCAAAGCCAAATTCGTCAGCGTGAAACTTTTGCAAGCCCACGAGCAAAAACTCCGGTAAAAATCCAAGCATGTTGTCAATGACTTCAAGTCCCTCGCCCTTTTGCTCCATTCCTACGAGCCTTGGGATAATTTTATTCTTATATACCGGTGCATATCCGAATTTAACTGTATACTCTTTTCCGTTTAATTTAATTTTCATTTTATCTTTCCCTTTCTCCCTAATTTATATAGGGAAAGAGGCAGTTTTAACACTGCCTCGATTACCTTACTATATTGTATCTTCAAGTTCGCTGTCAGCCGTGCTATCATCATAGCCAACCGCTACGGCTTTTTCCGATTGGCTCACCCTTTTTTTGTGAGTGTGATTGCTGTTGGATAGCCTTGGTCATCCTCTGTTACCGCAACATCGTAGTTATCCTCAATCCACTTAGGTACTGTCTGTACTGATACAGTTGCAGTTCCTGTTAAGTGGTCATCAGAAGCCTCGCCTGGGGCGAATGATTCCTGTCCAATAAAAGCACAGATACCCTCTGAGCCTTTTCCGTCTGTACCATAGAGAATGATGAAGTCAAGCTTCTTGCCCTCGTTAGTTACCATCTCATCCTTGTACTTCTTCTCAAAAGCTCCCTCAACTTCCATAGAACCGGCTGAGCGTCTGCCCATTTCCTGTGTCTCTACTAAGTCCTCAAGAGTTGAAGTATCTACCATGTTCTGTGAACCGAATGGTGAGGGAATTGATTTTGCCCTAAGTAAGAGCTTGTAAGTTCCAGCCCAGTAATCGCCACTTGTGGCGGATGCGGTTGGTGTCTTGTAAGCAATTCTACTTTTTAAACCTGTTGCCATTTTTATTACCTCCTAATTTTTCATAAAAAAATAAGAGCCAAAAGGCTCTTATAATCTATCATTCCAGTCGAATGACCGCCTAGCACGTAATGTTGCTGTCCATATTTTGCCGTTTTTCCTAGCGAATGGAATCGTTGTCAGCTTGAATGACATAGCTTTGTATTCATTAGCCACTGTCTGCGCCACATTCAAAGCTTCTGAACGGCTTTTATTCGTTGTAACAATTACTTGTGCCGTAAATAACACTGTATTTATTTTTTCGCACTCTAAATCCTCATTCTGTTCAATAGGTTCGAGTGCTTGAACTAGCACCGTTGGAAAACTAGCCGCTGCACTGTCCGACTGTTCCTCTTGTGTGAATTTTAGCTTTGGATATTTAGTTTTCATTTTTTTCTCACATCGAGTTTTAATAATCGCATATGTGAGGTTTTCGAGGTCGAAAACCCATTGATTTTGACTCGCCACTTTATCACCTCAACTAAAAAATTTTTCGTGCTGTTCTTATGATGTCATTTTCCATTTCTACAAATGCGTGATACATCGGCATTGTAGGTGTAATGCCATATGAATGGTGTAATTCTCCACTTTCGTCTCTCCAATACCAACCCTCGCTGTCAAATGCGTGTGTCTGCCCCGGGAAAGTTCCTTGACCACCTCTTGCGTCATTGAAGTGTGGTTTAGCTTTCCAACCCGAGCCGTATTCAGCCATAAGCAAAGGTGATACATCAACTGTCTTAAGCCCATCTGCTGTTTGCCATGTGCTTTGTATCTGCCCTGTTTCGGTGGCAAGCACAATAGCCGTACAGCCGTCTGTTGTATCTTTAATTTCGTAACTAAACGTGATATAATGTCCGAAATTGCCTGTATTTGCTTGCGCTACGGCTATGCCATTACTAGCAAGTTCTCCAACAAACGCTATGCACTTGTCCTGTAGACGGTCTTTATATCTTTCAAGCTTGTCTATCGCATCTTGTATAGATTTTTCTGTCAGAGAAACGTCAATCTTCATAATTACACTTCTTTCACAACTGCTTTGAGCATGTATTTAACTGAATAGAGAGAGGGTTTTACTCCCACTATCGTAAAGTCTGCGGAAGTTGAATCAACTAATCCGTTTTTGTTCTTTGTAGGCTCGCTATCAAGCCAAATAACGTCACCTTTTTTTAAAGGGTATTCTCCTCTGTCTGTCAGCAAAACAGCGTCAAAATCAGCCACATTGAAGCCATATTCCTTGTTCTGTGCTTCTCCTCCGTCAAACGATATATTTGCTCGAAAATCAACCGGCTCCGAAAAGCCTGTTTCTTCATGGGTGTAATATATCTTCTCTCCGTCCTCTGTTTCGTAAAACTTTAGATTTCCGTCCTCGTCTTTTTCATAGACTGTGACTGTTTGGCCTTGGAGTGCGTACTTCATGGCTTGTTTATTAATGTCAAGCATTTTTCTTTATCTGCTTGTAAATCTGATTAACACCGGTACTTGCCATGCCCGACACAATGCCAACTGCTATTGCATCAAGAATGTTGTCTGCCGGATAACCGGGAATTACAAACATTCCAACAATACCGAGTATTCCACCGGCTACACCTACGATAATAGGAATAACATTATCTTTAACCTGTGGTATCTGCTTTGAAGCATATCCGATTAAATAAGTAATTACCATAATAGCAACTACTGTAGGTACTTGTGTAAAGTCCATCAGCTTTTACCTCCTTTGCCTAAATGGATTTCCTCAATCTCATTTTTCATTTTTGTTACCATGCCATTACCGCCAAGTGCGTGGTATGCGTCATACATCTCGCAAAAATTCTGATACGCATATGAGGGAATTTCGCCAAGCTTCATGTACTTATCGTGGTATTCGATAAGCTGTACTCGTAAGAGTAACATTGTACCTTTTCCGTTTGCTTGTCGTAGCTTCTTTTCTTCTTCAATGCGCTCGTTTCTTTCTTTTGTGTCTATTGCTTTTTGCTTTTTCTGCTCTTGTAAAAGCCAAACAATATAACCCAAAAGTGCCGTCAGGATAATTGGTAAGGCAATAATGTATGTCTGATAAAATAAAGCTTTCATCTTACAGCCTTTCATCTTTAGTAATTGGCACACCGCCCACCACCACTTAATGTGTACCGCCTGCTACCATATTGGTAACGCACAATCTTCTTTTTATAGCACTTTGACAAAAGGAAAAACTCCGACAAACAGCTTATCTCTGTCTTTCCATGTACGGCTCACTCCGCCCTCACTCAATGCGCTCATGTAGTTCTCCCCGGCTTGTGAATGGTCGTAGACAGCAAGATTGATAACAACATTTTCAAACTGCTTTAAGTCGGCAGTTATATCATCATCAGTGAAAGTGTCCGGATAACACCTTTTTGCCTTTACATCTTCCGTGGCTTGCCTAATGAGCTGTTCAATGAGTGGGTTATCTTCCTTGTTATCGAACACTACCACATCAGATGTTGTTTCATCATCATTCGTGACTGTTTCAATATGAAATTGTTTAAGTCTGATTTTAACCTGTTCTAATGTGGTGTATTCTGCCATAGTTCAAACCCTTTCTAAAGCTCTACATTTTCCATTACTGATCTTGCTTCAAGAACTGCAATATAATCTGTCATTGCTTTAATCTGCATATTATATGTGCTTCTCGGGCAAGTTGGAGTAAATGTAAGTTCATCGTTATCCCACTTATCAAGCATATTTTTTAGTTTCTTATAGCGAATAACTACTTGCTGATACTCTGCTTTAAATCTTTCTTTATAATCTGCACTGTTCATCATCTCGACTGTGTCTTTTAATTCCATATGATTGCCTCCTACAAATTGAATTTCTCGATTAACATACTTTTCAAATCAGCACCGCTAAAACTTTCAGCATCTACAATTCCGTTTTCAGATGCAAGTGCCTGTAAGTCGGCGGTACTCATGCGATTTATGTCTGTCTTGGTATAACCAGATTTTTCTTTTTCGGGAACTTCATCGCCAGCGTTATACCATTTACCATTATGAATCACTATATATGGATATTTCATAGTTGCACCCCCTACTCTTCGCTATGAACCTCATATACGAATGTGCTATCCATATTCTCATATGATGGAAGAACAACCTCGGAAGCAAATGTTGACATCTTCATAGGTGGTCCGTACTCCGTCTTTGTAGCGACTGTAATACCTACACCATATACTGTTACATCTACATCGGCTACCTGTCTTGCTGTTCTCTCTTCCGGTGTAGTGCCAAACCAAGTACTGCCAAGACTACCCTCCGGAAGAAGTGTAACCTTGTTATCCGGGTAGAAATACTGCTCCTTGCCATCATCATCAATGTACATCTTATCGTAAAGTACGATAGTGAGCTTTGTTCTCTTCTGCACTACTGAAATAACAGTATCATCGTCAACATCAATAGTTGCTGTAAGGTTCTGTGCAAGGATTGAGTTTCTTATCTGTGCATTATCAAGCAAATACTGAAATGTATTGCTGTTCATAAGCACATATCTGGCAATCTTGCCTTGCTTCTGTAACTTCTTTCTTGCATTGTTAAGGTCTGTAAGTGGCTTTGAATTAGCTGTATCACTCCACATACTTGTGCCGGATAACTTTGCATAATGGTCTTTTGCGTATGAACCATCTTTATCATAATCGTAAGCATACTGAACACCATCGCTCACAATGGCAATTACTGGATGACCTGCACTTGTAGCAAGAAGCGACATTCTCATACGCTCCGGAACAACCTCTGCACCACTTACAAGATTATTAGTATCGTCATATACGCTTGATAAAGCACTTGCAAGGTAAGGGTCGTCTGCTGATTGAATACGCTCGATTTCAAGCATTTCCTCTTCACCGACTGTCATTCCCTCACGGAAAAATGCCATCTGTGTTTTTTCCTTGCTTAATCCCTCTCTAGCTCTAATTGTTGGGATTGTGTCAAAGTTAGATGGTGCAAGTGATACCGGAAGCCCTTTATGTGTCTTAATCCAGCTTAAATCAAGCCCCTGTTTCTTTCTTTCTGGAAACCACTGTAAACCAAGATAAGGTATCTGATTACTAGCGTTTTCTGTTGCTGATAATGCAATAGACTTACTGTCTAATACTTCATTAATTAACATCTGTTTACCTCCTGTTATTATTCAAATACAATCATTGGAAGAGCTGTCTTAACTGTTTCGTCATATGTAACGCCTGAGTGTGCTTCTGCTACCTTTGTGTTAAGATATGCTTTCTTAAGCAGTACTCCCTGTGGTCTGTCCTCTGTTACATCAAATCTCAAAATGCCGATTGTAGTTGCTGTATTGTCTACAACTCCTGCCTTTCCAATTGGCGTACCGGCTTTAACAATTTTCTTTCCGTTTGCGTCTTTATCTGTGACCGCAGAAAAATCAAGTGTTAAAGGAATTGCCTCATTAGGCTCTCTTTTGAGAATCTGTGCGTCTCCCGCGTATGAAGTCTTTTCATACTGCATATTCATTTCCTTTGCCATTTTTTACCTCCTGTTATTACTGAATGTAATGTGATAAAATGTTGTTGCTTTTAGGTGCATCAGATATAAGGCTTTCTGCTATCTTTTCAGCATTTGTCTTATTTCCTGTATCACCATTGTTATTGTTACCGCCATTATTAGGATTAGGAGTACCTTCGAGTGCGTTTTTCTCATACTCTGCTATCGCATTGGCTTCTTTGTCGGACATAATTTTTCCAAGAGCCGCAGTGTCAAAAGAGCCATCCTCTTTTACTACTGTCTTTACCTGTTCTGCTGTAATTCCAAAATCTGACATAGCCTTCTCACGCAAGTCTCTGACAGCGTTATCTTTCTGTAGCTTGGCAATCTGCTGATTGGCTGTCTCTAAGGCTTTATTCGCCTTTTCAAGTTCAGTCATGTTGCCAGCCTGTAGCTCATCAAGCTGTGTCTGTAGCTCATCAGCTTTGTCGGCTTTAGCCTTGTACTGATTGGTTTTCTCTTTCTCTCTTGCCATTTCCTCACCGCTCTTGTTAAGCAGATTTGTTATCTGGTCGTCTGTCGCTTCTGGAAATAGTTTCAATACGTCATTTCTTGTCATAATTACCTCCGTTACTCACGCTTTTGTTACCGCAGGTCGCTCCTGCTGAGTTCTCCTATTTACCGCATAGGTGCAAAATTTTGTATAATAAAAAGCGACTGTCGTAATTGACAATCGCTGATTATTTAAAATATCTAAGGGTACATCTACACCCTGCTATTTCTTTTACCTGTGCCCCTAAAGAATGGTCTTTTGGAAACATCATCAGTGAATTTCCAACCTCAAACGGCTCAAAAATATCAATTCTCTTTCTGTCAACTTCTGCATGTGTAGGTCTGACATGTGAATCTTCTTTTGAACGCCACTCTTTTGTTTTGTAGCCCTGTTTCACCATATCGGTTTGCAATCTGTAATTGCCGACTGCATTAGCTTCATTCGCAGCTACATTTTTTGCCCGCTTTTGTGAAGTAAAATACTCTACGTCAGTATTTTGCGTGGTAGCGTCAACTACCTCATTCACAATGTACCGAGCATAGTCTGTAATGTATGAGGGTGTTTTCTTTGCCTTACAATACTGTGTGGCAATGCTCTCATATCTGATAATAAATTCTTTAGTGATAGTTGTTATCTCTGTTTCTTCCTTGCCGGATAGCAAGGCAAATAGCATAACAAAGATTTTTTCAAACTTTTCAGCAAGTTTTTTTCTATCTTCCTTTTCCTCGTCAGATAAATCCATCTCACCAAAATATGTGTCGTAATCTATGTCTTGTATTTCATTTTTGCCGAGTGCGTGGATTTCATCTGCCATATCAAGCTCCAAAATAAATTGACAGCCAATTATTCATCGGCTGTCTTTCCATTGTTCTTATCATTGTTATTATTGTTAGGTGTAGCTGTTGTCGGCTGTTCTTCCGGGAATAGCATTTCCATGCGCTTGGCGCTTTCGAGAGTAACTTGTTCAGGGTCACTAAACATGTCAATCGTCTTGACGGCTCTCTTGTAATTGATGCCACACCTAAGTAATATTTCAAGCACCTCTGCCTTAACAAGCATGTTGTCTAGCTTATTATGATTAATGTGTATCTCAACATCGCTAGGCATAAGTGTAAAGCCCTTATTAATTCTCAGCCTGTTAAGAATAAGCCTAAGCGCCATTCTCTCTGATTTCTTAAGGATAGGCTCATTGATAGCTGTCCTAAGTCCGGCATCGTAATGCCCGTTTCTCAATTCTACGGCAGAACCGGTATCACCGCCTGTGTTGCCCTGACGATTTGCAAGACCTTGAATGCTCAAAAATCTTTCAAAAAGGTCAGTGAAAACCACTTGCCCCTCTGTCTGATTAAGCTCACTCGTCATTACATCAACATCAGCTTTGTTGTCTGAACCATTGTTAGATTTAACAACTAAAGCTCCCTCTTGTCGCATTTTTCTGAATGTATCTATGTCAATCTCGCAATTAACGAATTTCACCCATGCAGACACAAACTGCTCGACACCATTAATTCTGTCCGATGTAAGCACGTTAATAGCGTCTGTGATTGCAATAGTCATTTCAATGTCAGATAACCGCCTTGCATTATTTGGATATTCAATCACCGGAATTGCTCTGTTGCCGTTTATTCCGCTTGCATAAATCTTGTCGTTGCGAATATCAAACCACTCATTGTCAGTGAACACATAGTATATGTTTGCTCCGTTCTCGTCCTCTCCAATTTGACAAGAGAATGCCGGACGTCCGTTCGAGTAGTATACTACAAACGTATACATTGGATTTTCAGACGATAAATAAAAATCGCTTTCATCAAGCAACTGTCCTTGTCCATCATCATTACCGATGAATCTGTAGCCGGTACCGCATATGCTTCTCCAACGATGTATGTCTATATCACACTCCTGTTTGCTTTCTGAATCCATTGTGATGTTAAGCTGTGTGATTTCTTCCGATTTATGGTTGTCAGTGCCACGCAGCACATATTGGATTGGCTCGGCACACATCTCTGCGGTTTTGCGCTCAACAAGCTCATACGCAAGATTTACAGCAATCTTGTTATTGATTTCCGGGCGGTTCACTTTCTGCCGATACAAAATCGGTTGGTCACCACGATAGTATCTGTCAAGATACTCAATCTCAATAGCGTTTTGTTCGTGGATCACAAGTGCTTTATTCAGTTCTTCGATTATGTTGTTTTTTGTGATTTGCCTTTTACGTGTGAAAATAACTTGTCTGCCGTAATTATTTTGGCAGACGGCCGAAAAAGGTCTTACGTTTTTATGTGCGTACCTATACATCAATAAAACCTCATGCCACTTGCAGAAGTTCTCTGCGGAACCTCTTTTATCTGAAATTCTTGTGTGCCAGCCCAAAACCATATCCATTTACGGCAGTGCATACACATTACTTTGTGGTGTTTCTTGTCGTTTTTATTCACCCAAGTTAATAGCTTTCCACAACGAGGGCACATTACACTTCGTTTTCCTGTTGGTACAATATTCTGATTATTCATGTCACCCTCGCTTCACTAAAAATGGCACCCACAATCTGTGAGTGCCATTTCTAAAAGAGATTTTTGCAATGAACGAATTACGATTTTTTCATAGTTATATTATAACTGTCAATTTTTTAAGTGTATATATGCAATGATATGCAAAACTATGCACACTACTGCACATTTTCAAGATATTCTTTTCCGTAAAGCCTTTCAAACTCTTGCAAGGCTCTGCCGTGGATTGTAAATATCTTTCTTATGCTCCAATTTGTAGCCTGTGCGATTTCTTCAAAAGTGTTTTGATTGACATATCTCATTGAGAGTACGTGATAATAGTCGGTATTCTCCATGCTATCAATTTGGCTGATAATATGATTTCTTTTTCTCATAAATTCATCAACAAGTCTGTCTGTATCTTTTTCCAAGTCCACAATTTTAGTTACTGTACTGCCTAATTTATCTTTGTCAGATGAAACATCAACCGCTTCTTTGTCCGTTGAAACAGTAACGCTACATGCTATTGTCTTAAGCCGGTATATTTCAGACAGCTTATTTTGTATCATTTTATCTAATCTGCTAATTTGATTTAAGTAAGTTTTTGTATTCATTAATAAAGCCCTCCTCTGAACGGATTGTGTACTGCTTCAACCTTTGCTATTCTACTGCCTTGCGTCATTCTTAAGGCAAAGTTTGAAAAAACGTCAGGAACATCATCAAGCTGTTTTTTGCCTGTTACTGAATATCGTTTCAGCAGTGATACCATTACCCCATAAGGCTCATTGGGCTTATAAAGTGATTGGTCTTTGAAAATAATATGTTGTAAAATCCAGTTAGAACACTGAAAAATACGCGCTTCTTTGTTAGTTTCTGTCGGTACATCAGTGATGTTGCATATCCACCCTTTATTTTCAACTCGCTTATTAACTTCCATAGCCACTCTGTCACCGCCGGCATTACGCTCAAACTCGCACTCCTGTACTTGATTATTGACTAATGTGTTTGACGCATTTTCATACTGCATTTCATAGTCTGCCGTATTATCGCACACACAATCAACGCAGTAATAATCTTCGCCATATTTTTGCAGTATTGGCATAACAAAATAGTCTGTGCCTTTTCCTTTTGTATCGCATTGAGCTGTGATAATTTCCGGCTCGCCATGTGGGAGATTGAAGTATCTGCGGATTTTATCATCAGGAAACAATAGACCCTCACGCTCGATAGGTTCCTGTTTATACAAACATCGGTAAGAGATTTCGTCCATGAGTAATTGTTGGTCGGCAAAAAACTCTTTCGTAAAACCACCATACTCATAATCAAAATTGCTTTCCCCTGTCACAGGGTCTACATCGGGCACTGATATTGTTTTGACTCTTGGATTTCCAATATACATATTTTGAATGCGTCCGATAACGTCATGTACGCTCCAACGAGTGGCAATATGTATCTCTTTACACGGCTTTCCGTCCGTATCTTGTGTCTTACGCTGTCTTGCGTCTACTGCGTATTTATCCCATAATTTATCAAGTATTGTAGGATTTAAGGCTTCCTCAATTCCGCCTATCATATCATCAACTAGCAAAAATTTACTCGCACGGACTTTTCCGGCATTCTTACTTCCGACAGAAGTACATTGTACTGACGGAAAAGGTTTGTATTTGCCAATATTGAATTGCTCCATTTTGGCATTCGTGCTTGTAACTGATAGATTAGGAAAAATGTCATGCCACGCATAATCATCATCATTGGTAACAATGTCGTATACTCCATCATAGTACATTCGTGTAATGTCACCACTGTGTGAATAAAATAGGCTGTAGTCTTTTGGAAACCAACCGGCAACTGCCGAATGAAAAAATTTCTCAATCGTACTCTTGCCAGCTCCAGGCACTAGACTCACGCACAATATGTCATATTTATCATCAATCATGCCTTGTAATGCATCCACAAGTCCGATTTTGATTAGTTGTTTCCTACGTGGCATATAAAACCGGTCTTTAGGCTCACGCTTTTTCTCTATGTACTGAAAATAGCTGTCAACTATTTTGTTTTGGGCTTCAAGTAGCAAAACCTCATATTTTTTGTTTATCAGCTCATATGTGGTTTTGTGGTCGAATGCGTATTTTTCCAAATCCCAAATCGTACCACCTGTTTTAGCCGTGCAGAAGCCCTCTATAAGCTCTTTTGCCCTCTTAGTGAGTTGTAGTCCATACTCAATATCTTTCTCGCCATTTATGGCTACACTGCAAGCGTCTACATAGGCATTAATTACTTGCTCGTCTTTCCCTTTATCCTTTATGTAGTTTTCATATCCGTTTACTGTGGAAATAAGGCTCTGACTAGCCATAAGAAAAGCACCTCCACTTTTAAAAAGCAAAGGTGCTTATAGACCTCTGCCTATAATTTTTCTAGGGTAGCGACTACAATCAATCTGTAGCCGGTAATTGTTTTTATTCGTTTGCTTTGAAATTGTAAATCGGTTTTATAATGTCAACTATTTCAACGGTATCTTTTATATGTCCAATTATTTCATCCATTGTTTTATATGCCATAGGGCTTTCATCAATCGTGGATGTATTTACAGATGTTGTAAATATTCCGTCCATTGCTTTTTGATACTCTTCTAGCAAAATGCTTTCTTTTGCCTTTGACCTACTCATAGTCCGCCCTGCTTCATGCGGTGCTGAATAATTCCAATCTTCATTTCCCTTGCCAATTCCCAAAATACAACCGTCACGCATGTTTATTGGTATTAGTACTTTTTCCCCCGCTTTTGCAGAAATAGCACCTTTACGGACAATATTTGTATCGTGTTCAATGTAGTTGTGAATCGTTTGAAATCGTTCAGTTTCTTTTGTAACTTTCCAACACATATAGTAGCAAATAATGCTCTGAATGGCTCTTCTGTTAATTTCCGCAAACTCTTGGCATAATTCTTATCTTGCAATCCGAAAATGCCGGCTGTTTTACAAGCGTATATATCTGATTTAATGCTTCATGTTCTATATTTTCTGTAAATATTTTCAAATCAACCATGATATATTCCTTTCTGCTGATAATCAGCCATCATTATTTAGCTGTAATAAACCATTTTGTGGCACAAAGGACATTCACACTTCCAATTATCGCCCTCTCGTTGGTCGCCACAGTATATATATTCTTCTTCAATCGCTTCAAAAATCGTCCAACAATTCTTGCATTTAAATCTTAGTGGTTTTTTGGCTATGTTCAAATCGCCCTTTTTAATTATTTTCATAATCTCATTTCTTCCCCTCACTATTCGCTAATGATTTTGTTTCCTCTAGAATTTTCATTGCTAATGCTCTTGAAAATTCATAATTATTTTCCGGGTATCTGCCTAAAATTGATTTTGCATACTCATTGACTGCATCGACTGAAATATCAATGTCAATAGTCATATCATGAAATTCGGATGTTTCTATCGGCTCGCCATTTCTACCGCCTATTTCGTGCGATTGCGCTTCTCTAAGTGCCTCACGTTCTATTGATTTAATTACTTCTGCCATGCTCATTATAATAAACCTTAAATCCTTTCATTGCATAATCAGAAACAGCCTTTTTCAGCTCCTCATTGGTGGAATAGGCCTCTTTCAAAAGAATAGCCACGCCTTTTTTGCTGACCGCATAAATTCCAAACGGAACCTGTTTGCTTGCAACATGTAAAACAGCTTTTAATTGTTCTGCCTTCATTTCATATACGCTATTTCCGACTGTCAGTTTCATTGCTCATAAACCTTTCAAAATCTTCCATGCATTTATAGCACAAGTCGTATGTGGTATTAAAAATGCCGTTCTTTGTAACCGAATTTCCACACAGTATTCCTTTTTTAATTTCTGCACCACACCTATCGCAAGTGCACCATTTTCTTTCATGCTCCATTTTTCATAAACCTCTTAAAATCTCTCCTACACTTAGGACATAAATCGTATTGCATATCATCTCTCCATATAGCCATTGGAAACGCTTCCTTTGCTAAATCTTCGGCTGTGCATATGCTTGTTTCGTGAAGAGGTTTTATCTCTCTTGTTTTGATATATGCATATTTTTCATCGTAGCGTATTATTTCTTTTCCGCACCTGTCGCAAGTGTGCCATTCTTTTTGATGTTTCATTCTTCCACCAACTTTCTGCCGCAGATAGGGCAATAAGCTATTTTCATTACCATTTCAACATTCATATCTTTACTGCTACACACTGCAAAGGACGGACATTTATTCAAGTTGCATGTAATTACAGGTTTATTTGACAACTTATCAATCTTAAACTTGCCATAATGTGTTATGACAGGAAATTTTTCCTCGCAAAATTTACACATATTACACCTCAACCTCATATTTCTTAAAATAGTTTCCAATATCTTTAGGTATCTCAACACCTAGTTCTTTTGCCCTTTTAATACATTTGTCTTGCGGATAAATAATATGTATTTTTGTATCTCTGTAGGTTGTACAGTCTATCCCAGAACTATATTTTGCACATTTTTCTCTGTATTCACATATATCGCATTCGGTATTTTTCTCTTTATATTTTTTCGGTTTGTATTGTTCAAAGTCTTTACACTTATAATCAAGTGATGTATTATTCCCTTTTTGGCATCCATAAAACGGATATTCTTCTCCCGTTTCTTCATCAAAAATAAAATCCTCATCACAATATTTGCAAATTGAACAATCTTTCATATTGCACCTCAAATCTTCGTAAATATATCCAAATCATAGTTATCTCTGATATAGTTAACAACTTCTTGTAATTTCCCCCTTACAAATTCATCATTAGCAATATCTGGGTGCGCGTAAAACATACAACTGTCTTTCTTTCCGTCTGCTTTATATTTACGATAGTTAAATGTCATCATAAACAATGGTATTCTTGTTAAATTCTTTGTCTTGCGTCTTATCCAGCGATTAACAATTCTCTCAATCATCATTCTTCCCCCATAAATTATCTGGTAATTCTTCGCCGCCATAAATCTTGTTAGCATATTTCTTAAATGTCGGCACGCTACAGCCTGCTACTTTTGCCGCCTTTACTTGTGAAGCCTGCCCCGATATGTATAAGTTAATTGCTTCATAGAATTTATCTTTGTTTAGTGGATGTACGCCTGCCGCCATAATAATCACTCCTTGTCTGTTTTACATCATTTTCT